GTCGGCGTTGAGGCCCAGCTTGGCCGCGTCATATACCGCCTTCAAGCGCGATTCTGTCGCTTCGACCTTGCGCTGGTCGTGATTGACGAGGGTGGCCTGGGTGCAGGCATTGTGGATCGCTTGAAAGAGCAGCGCTACAAGGTCAAGGGCATCAACTTTGGTAATAAGTCCACAAATCCCATCATGTACGGCAACAAAAGGGCTGAAATGTGGGGCAAGATGAAAGATTGGCTAAAAACTGCCTCAATTCCGCTTGACAGATTCCTCAAAACTGATCTAATTTCGCCTATGATGAAGCCCGACTCCAAAGGGACTATCTTTTTGGAGTCGAAAAAGGACATGAAGGCACGCGGATTGGCCTCGCCTGACGCGGCTGACGCTATATGCGTCACGTTTGCCTTCCCAGTAGCCCACCGTGAGGCGCGTGAATCCACGCAGCGCCGAGCGTACAATGGCAGAGGCGTGGTTGCAACTTCTTGGATGGGATCGTAATGGCTAAAAAGAGTGTGTCTCTAAGCGTTGGTCGCGGTGAAAAGTTGCCGGTCAGCAAAGGTGCTGGCTTGACCGAGAAGGGCCGCGCTAAGTACAATGCCGCAACGGGTTCTAACTTGAAGGCGCCAGCGCCTAACCCCAAGACCAAGGCAGATCAGGGGCGCAAGGATTCATTTTGTGCAAGAATGGGCGCAGTAGCGGCCAACGCCAAGGATGGCGAACGCGCTAAAGCAGCTCTTAAACGATGGAAGTGTTGATATGGCTACCAAACCTGGGCTTTACGCCAACATTCACGCAAAGCAGGCTCGTATAGCCGCTGGCTCCAAGGAAAAGATGAGAAAGCCTGGCACACCAGGCGCGCCTACTGCTAAAGCGTTCAAAGAATCCGCCAAAACTGCAAAGAAGAAATAATCATGCCACTCGTCAAATCCAAATCACCCGAAGCCTTCCGCAAGAACGTCAAAGCTGAAGTTAAAGCTGGCAAACCAGTCAAGCAAGCCGTGGCCATCGCCTACAGCGTCAAGCGTGAAGCAGAGAAAAAGAAAAAATGAAAGCACTGCAAGACTGCATCATCATTGAGCGCGATGTTGAGAAGCATCCCTTGTTTGTTTTGCCCCAGAATTCACAAACTGAAACTGGCATTGCGATTGCTGTTGGCCCAAAATGTTTGGACATCAAGGTTGGTGACCATGTATACTTTGGCGTAGGGCAAGAATTTAAGCAGGACGGCAAGATGTATGTCGTCATGCGTGAGCCTCACATTTTAGGGGTTTTGGAATGACTGATCCTACTGGTATTGTTGCAGCCGCTAATGTGGCTGCTGGCGGTAAGCCTGCAAAAAGTGCTTCAGATATATTGACAGTTGCCCGTGCGCGACTGGACATGGCTGTCTCTGCACTGGCTGAAAGCCGTGAGGATGAAATTGACGATCTGCGCTTTTATGCCGGATCCCCAGACAATCACTGGCAGTGGCCTGCCGACGTTTTGGCCACTCGCGGTGCGGTGCAAGGTCAAACGATCAACGCACGCCCAACCCTGACAATCAACAAACTGCCGCAGCACGTTCGTCAAGTGACGAATGACATGCGTCAGAACCGCCCAGGCGCTAAGGTCATACCAGTCGATGACAACGCTGACGTGGAAGTGGCCGAAATCTTCAACGGCATGATTCGCCACATTGAGTACATCTCTGACGCTGACGTGGCATACGACACGGCTTGCGAGAATCAGGTGTCCTACGGCGAAGGCTACATCACCCTGATGACCGAGTATTGTGACGAAAACACATTCGATCAGGACATCAAGATTGGCCGTGTTCGTAACAGCTTCTCGGTCTACATGGATCCTTTGATCCAAGACCCAACGGGTGCGGATGCCAAGTGGTGTTTCATCACCGAAGACCTGACAAAAGCAGAATATGAGCGCCAGTACCCTGACGCTGCGCCTATCTCTACGCTCCAGTCCCTTGGCGTGGGCGATCAGTCGATCAGCAACTGGCTCAATGAAGACACAGTTCGCATCGCTGGCTACTACTACATCGACTACGACAAAACAACCCTGAACTTGTACCCCGGCAACCAGTCTGCCTTTGTAGGCACGCCTGAAGACCGGATGCTTAAGGACATGTTCGGCAAGCCAATCAAAAGCCGCATCTCTGAGCGCCCACGGGTCAAGTATTGCAAGATCAACGGCTACGAGATCCTCGAAGAAAAAGAGTGGGCTGGCAAGTGGATCCCCGTGATCCGCGTTATTGGCAATGAGTTTGAGGTTGATGGCCGTATCTACATTTCTGGCTTAGTGCGAAACGCCAAAGATGCCCAGCGCATGTACAACTACTGGGTCAGCCAAGAAGCCGAGATGCTGGCTTTGGCTCCCAAGGCTCCGTTCATTGGCTACGGTGGCCAGTTCGAGGGCTACGAAGACAAGTGGAAGACTGCCAACACAAACAACTGGCCTTATCTGGAGGTCAATCCAGACGTTACAGACGGCCAAGGCGCGGTCTTGCCACTACCCCAGCGGGCACAGCCGCCAATGGCCTCTACGGGCCTTTTGCAGGCCAAGGCAGGCGCATCTGAGGACATCAAGTCCACAACGGGTCAATATAACGCCAGTCTGGGCATGGGAAGCAACGAACGATCTGGCAAAGCCATTCTGGCCCGCCAGCGCGAGGGTGATGTAGGTACTTACCATTATGGTGACAATCTGACCCGCGCTGTGCGCCATGTGGCCCGTCAGTTGGTGGACTTGATCCCCAAGATTTACGACACACAGCGCATCGCTCGCATCATTGGTGAAGACGGCGAGACTAAGATGGTCAAGATCAACCCTGACCAGCCTCAACCCGTCAACAAGATTGTCAATGAGCAGGGCATTGTGATCGAGAAGATCTACAACCCAGGAGTGGGCAAATATGATGTGGTGGCCACAACTGGCCCAGGCTACGCAACCAAGCGCCAAGAGGCATTGGAAGCCATGGCGCAACTGCTTCAGGGTAATCCCCAACTGTGGTCTGTGGCTGGCGACTTGTTCGTCAAGAACATGGACTGGCCTGGCGCTCAGGAGATGGCCAAGCGGTTCCAGAAGACCATTGATCCCAAGTTCTTGTCTGATGGTGACGAAGATCCAGCCTTGCAGGCGGCCCAGCAACAGATTCAGGCCATGGGCGCTGAGATGGAGCAGATGCACCAGATGATCCAAAATGTCGGCAAATCAATTGAGATGCAGGACTTGGAGCGCAAGGACTTTGAGGCTCAGATCAAGGCATACGACGCCGAAACCAAGCGAATTGCTGCGGTTCAGGCCGGTATGACTGAAGAACAGATTCAAGACATCGCCATGGGTGTTGTTGCTGCGGCCATGGAGTCGCAGAACATGATGAACCAGATGCCTGAGATGCGTGAAGAACCCATGCCCATGGAAGAACAACAAATGATGCCCCCCGAACAACAGATGGGAATGCCAACATGAAAGCCGCAGACTTTATCGGAATCTTATTCCTAGCCCGTGACGTGACGCACAGTGTTCACCTGAACACCCGCAGTTACAGCAAGCACGTGGCGCTTAACATCTTTTATGACCGCATCATTGGCGCGGCTGACGACTTTGCTGAAGCCTACCAAGGCCGGTACGGCCTGATTGGCCCCATCACCTTGCATTCGGCCAAGAAAACGGCCAATGTAATCGAGTTTTTGCAAGATTCGCTTGCCGAAATCGAAGCCGCAAGATACGATGTGTGTGATAAATCTGATTCATCACTGCAACAATTGATAGATAATATCGTTGAGATTTATCTGCGAACCTTGTACAAACTCAAATTCTTGGCATGATCATCGGAGCCGTTATGGAACTCTTAAAACCTCTTAGCAAAACTGACTTTCCTGCCTATTCTGTGGCTTACACAGGCACAGCAGGCAACACTTCCACATGGAACGCTGGCCCTCAAGGCGTGGTAATCTGGTCTGACCAACCTTGCTATGTAGAAGTTGGCGAAGGTGCTGTGGCCACGACTGCCAGCACACCTATCCCCGCCTACACCCCTATCCCCTTCGCAGTGCCAATCACTGTTAGCGGCGTATGGCGCGTAAGTGCGATCCAAGTGTCCACTGGCGGCACTATCTACTGCAAACCAATTAACAAGCAATGAGCTTCGGCGTAGCCCTTCGCAACAGCCTCGCCCTTGGCTTGGGCGGGATTGCCACGCTGTTTAGTGGGCGTGGAAATGAGCAAGCCCAAAGCAATTTGCTGTGTGAAAATGGTGACAATCTCGTCCAAGAGGACGGTGGCTTGATTCTTCTGGAGTGACCTAAATGGCCGACTTAAAAATTTCCCAACTGACCGCAATTACACCTCCGCTTACGGGCGTTGAGGTTTTGCCACTTGTGCAAAGCAGCACAACTAAGAAGGTCACTGTCAGCCAGATCATGACTGGCATGATTATCACCGAGTCAACCACAGCACGCACGCTGTCGGCCACAGACAACGGCCAGATCATCTATTGCACCAACGGCTCTGCTGTGACGATCACTTGCGCGGCTGGTTTGGGTGCGGGTTTTAACTGCACCATCATTCAAGGCGGCGCGGGTAAAGTAACTGTTGCCGCAGGAGGTCAGACCTTGGTGTCTTACTCTAGTTTGTTCAGCACGATGGGCCAATATGCGGTCATTTCTTTGGTGGCTCCAGTCGCTAATACGTTCGTGGCTGCGGGAAATTTGGGGGTCTAATATGGCGGTTTATCTTTCCCCAGTGGGCGGCGTTGCGGCCCAGTTTTTCACGAATACCGGCGCGGTTTTAACTGGTGGAAAGATTTACACCTACGCTGCTGGCACAACCACACCTCAAACTACTTATACAACATCAGCAGGCAACGTCGCGCAAACAAACCCTATTGTTTTGGACGCAGCGGGTCGGGTTTCAGGTAGTGGTGAAATTTGGGTTCAATTTCCGCCATATAAATTTGTATTAAAAGACAGTAATGATGTTTTGATTGCAACATATGACAACATTCGTGGTGTCGGCGCAATTGAAACAATAACAACAAATTTTACTGGTGATGGAACCACGGTTGCGTTTACGTTATCTAGCGCTCCATACAGTGAAAATACAATGTTAATTTACATCAATGGTGTGTACCAACAACGTAATACATATTCTGTTTCTGGGGTTATATTGACATTTTCTGAGGCGCCACCTACAACTTCTTCAATTGAGGTTTTGTACTCATGATTACTCCAGCTTTTGGGCTTACTGCAACTGAGCGCGTACTCCCAAGGCTTGCGCTTGACTTTACAACCGCTTCTCTTGATTCTCGCATTACATTTACGCGATCCGGAAACACAGCGACTGTCACCAACTCATTTGGCGTAATTGTTGCGGTTAACGCTAATATTCCAAGATTTGATTACGATCCATCCACTTTGCTGTGCAAAGGTTTATTGATTGAAGAACAAAGAACAAACTTGCTTTTAAATAGTTTGTTAGATGGAACAATTCTTTCTACTCAGGTTGTGACAACAACCGCAACTGCCACAACACTATCGTTTTATGGAACAGGTCAAATTGTTCTTTCTGGTACGCATTCAGCTACAGTTGTAGGGACTGGAGCGTATCCTTCACGCAAAACTTACACATTTACACCTACTGCGGGCGTTTTGACTTTAACTGTAACTGGTACAGTGCAATATGCTCAACTCGAAGCAGGGGCCTTTGCTACTAGCTACATCCCTACAACAGCTTCCACCGTCACACGCACTGCTGATGTGGCTACGATGACGGGGACGAACTTCAGCGATTGGTGGAACACTACAAACGACTCATTGGTGTTTCAATATCAATACTTGTCTGCAAGCACTGGCGGCGCTCTTGGTGGTGTTGGACTAAACACTTTTAATACGAATGCTCGATTCAATGTTGTCAATGCAATTCGCGCAACAGGTACATCATACCCTTCGCCCGTAATAAATGGGACATCTGCATTTGGAACTGGAAAATTGGCGATTTGTTTAAAAGCAAACGACTATCGTGCTTTTCGTAATGGGGTCAATGTAACAACAGACGCAAATGGCACAATGATTCCAAATACTGCAACAACATTCAACATCGGCAGTGGCTACACTGGGGATACTTATATGAATGGGTATATGCAGAAAATTTCCGCATACCCGATGCGACTGACAAATGCGGAACTCGCAGCATTTTCCAAATAAGGAGTTAACATGAGTCTCACAAAAGCAACGTATTCGATGGTCGCTGGTGCGCCCATCAATGTGGTTGATTACGGTGTGGTTGCAGATGGATCAACCGACGATACAACAGCACTTCAAGCAGCTTTTGATGCTGTTGCAAACAACGGTTGCATCGTATTCCCACCCTCAAAGACCATTAAAACCACAGCGGCAATTGTGATGCCGCGATCTACTTACGGCGTAGTCCTTCAGGGTAATGGTTGCACGATTCGCGCCTATCACAATGGAGACGGTGTTGATCTTACATCTACCAATGAGAATTACAGCCGTCACAAAGTTTACGACCTGATTATTCAAGGGCCAAACGTATCTTTTCCCACAAACCCGACAGAGTTGGCAGGGACAAGCACAGGCGCTGCCGTTAGACTAGGGCGCAATGACACCAGTAACACGGTTGGTGGTTATCTTGCGTCATTTACAAACTGCACATTCCAAAACTTCTATCAGGGCGTTTACTTGCAAGCAGCACTGCTGTGTGAATTTTCTGGTGGCGGCGCTTTTTTCAACCAATATGGCATTTATATTGACGGCGGTCAGACAAATGCAAATACATTTCGCACGTTCAGTGTTCGGCAGAACCGTGTCATTGGTGTGTTTTCGTCTGGTCGCACTGGTGGATCACTTTCCAATGCGACAAACAACGTATTCTATGCTTGTGAAATAGAGACAAACATTCCCTATGATTCGTCATCTGGTGGCTATCCGTCCACGTTTGACGCCACAAAAGGATTCGGTGTAAAACTGTCAAACTCGTATGATTTCTTGTTTGACGGGTGCTATTTTGAAAACCACAATTACTCAATAGTAATTGCTTCTAGTTCTGACGACAACCAATTTCGTAATTGTCGGTTTGATGGTGGCGGTGGCGGCTCGCCTGTGCAAGTTCGTCCTGGCGGCGTTCTTATTACTGGGGGCGCTTGCAACAACAATATCTTTGATACCTGTAAGCTATTGTCTGAGTCATCAACGGTGGCTAACATCACTATTGATACGCCAGCATCTTGTTATTACAACCAGTTCTTAAACAACATTGGGTTTGTGTTTGATTATGCAAACCTTCCTGTCTCCACTGCGCTAACGAACAATAGAAAAAACCAAGGTACGGGGCTTGGAGGACAGCCACTTGGTTTAATCCGTATGCCCTATCAAGGGTATATTGACAACATTCAAGAAGGCACTACACCCGGAACAATTACAGGCATCGGTACTTCAACAGCAACCCTTAATGTTTTTGGTGTTGGTGAAGTTCAATTCAGCTCTGGCATTACTGGAAACACGACAATTACAACAATAACTGGTCAGCGTTCTGGGCAGTTTTTAGTGCTGCGAAACTATCAAACTGCGTATTCTGTGACACTAGACGCATCTGCTTCTGGTACGGGGAACATTGTTCTTGTTGGTAACACAGATGTTGTTTTCAATCAGTATGGTCAACAACTTGTGCTTTATGTAACAAGTGGGCTTGGTGGCACTCGCTGCTATGAAGTTGGGCGTAATTTCTGATGGCCCTCCCACCCCAAGACAAACTAGCTCACTTCGCCTTAACACAAAACTTAAAAATACCACTATGAACGCACTCGACATTCACTTAAAGTTTCCTGACGAGGCAACAGCCGTTAGTTTGATGCTAGAGGCTGGTTTGCTTGAGCAAGTAACAGACGAAGAAGGCAACACGTTTAACATCCAAGGTCAAGGCCAGATGATTGACATCATTGGCCCGATCTACAAAGCCACTGGAACCATGCTGACCGATGAGGAAGGCTTTGAGTATCCTGAGATGGCTGATGTAGGCGGTTGGCACGTTAATATGCGTGGAGAGTTGCCAGAATCAATTGCACCGTATAAAATTATTGTAACAGGTATTCCATACCGTATTTGGGATTAAGGAACTATTATGCCAACTATTACCGATTTAGAAAAATCATTTTATGAGTTGTACATTGCAACTCCACCTGCTAACATTACAGATTTAAAGAATGCATTTCTTTCTGCTGTGTCATTAGGTGGTACGGGTGCAGCACAAGTAGTTACAGTGTCTGGTACTTCTCGTACTTTATCTGCTACTGATGCTAACAAAATTATTTACTGTACTTCTTCTAGTGCTGTAACAATTACAACTGCTACTAATTTAGGTGCTGGTTTTAATTGTACTATTATTCAAGGTGGCACTGGTAAAGTTACAGTAGCACAAGGTAGTTCTACTACACGAGTGTCTTATTCTAGTTTATATTCTACAATGGGCCAATATGCTGTTATTAGTATTGTTGCTCCTGTTGCAGACACATTTATTGTGGCTGGTAACTTAGGTGTCTAATTATGTCTGAAGTAAGCCATAATGAAATATACGAACGTCTTGTAGCTGTTGAATCAAAAGTAGATAAGGTTGCACAAGATACAAAAGATGTAGTCGATGCTTTTCATGCAGCACAAGGTGCGTTTGTTGTATTAGATTGGCTTGCTAAAGTAGCTAAACCCATTCTTATTGTCAGTGGATTTTTAGCTGCACTTGCTGCTGTTTGGACTAATCACAAGGTGTAATATGTTACTAGAAACAATTGTAGGTGCATTAGTTCCTATTGGTGTTGAAGGTATTAAACAAGCAATTGGTAAGTGGGCTGGTAGTGTTAAAGCCGTTACTGTAGATGAACAGATTAAACTAGACGAAGCAGAAATTCGACGTTTAGAAGCTGTTGCTAAACTAGATACACCAATTGGGCAACCTAGTCAATGGGTTGTAGACTTACGAGCTTCAGCACGTTACATTGGTGCATTACTAGTAATTGCAGTAGGTATATCTACACTGTATATTCCTGTAGATGTTGTTATACAATCGTTAGCATTAGAAGCAGCTAACATTGCTTTTGGATTTTTGTTTGGTAGTAGAATTATTGCAGGATTTAAGAAATGAATTTATCCTATAATTTTACGTTAGCCGAACTAATTAAATCAGAAGTAGCTATTCGTCGCAACATTGATAACACACCTACAGAAAGTGTTATTAGTAATTTACAAACACTAGTTACAAAAGTGTTGCAACCTGTACGTGATAAGTTTGGCCCTCTTGTTATTAGTAGCGGTTATCGTTCTCCACAACTTAACACAGCAATTGGTGGCAGTAGCCGTAGTGACCATTGTTTAGGTATGGCTGCTGACATTCAAGCACCCGGCTTAGATAATAAACAACTTGCTTTATATATTCGAGATAATTTTAAATATACACAACTCATTCTAGAGTTTTATACAGAAGGTCAACCGCATAGTGGTTGGGTACATGTAAGTTACGATGAAAAAGATTTGAAGTGTGAAGTTCTCACAGCAACTAAAAAAGACGGTAAAACAGTTTATTTAAAAGGAATTTGATATGCCTCTCAAAAAAGGTAAAAGCCAGAAAACTATTTCTGCAAACATTAAAGCAGAAATGAAATCAGGTAAACCACAAAAGCAAGCAATTGCAATTGCTTTATCTTCTGCAGGTAAATCATTACCTAAACGTGGTGAACGAACAGCAAAGAATAAGGCTAAAAAATGAATTTAGTTTACGTCATTTGGGAAGATGCTTCTGAACTTGACGTAACTGCGTGGACAGAACATGAGGAGGATTTTATATATTCTCCTGTGTTATGTAAACAAGTTGGATTTGTTTTATACGATGGCCCTGAAGGGCTAGTAATTACTAACGGTGTTATTGCAGATGGAGTAGTTGCAAGACGCAATCAAATACCGAGAGGTATGATTAGGAGAATAGAATGGTTGACAGAACCAAGTTCCTTGACGGAAGTGGAAAACAAGTAATATTGCAGTTGTTTAAAGAGTTTGCTCGTCCAGACGTTAAGTTTAAACCTGTATACACACTTCAAGAATGGAAAGATGTTTTTTTAGATTGCCGTGATCCGTCTGAATATCAACCTGCACAATTGTTGTTGGGTGATTGGGAACACTGGTTGGATGTGCGTAATCATCCTCTAATTAAACCACATGTAGACAAGTGGCAATCAGAGTTGGAAGTTAAACTCCGTTCTGAAGCCATACATCAAATTAAGAGTCACGCTAAACAACCCGGAGGCACTGCTGCTGCTAAATGGTTGGCTGATAAAGGATATGCCGAGGAAGGCATTAAAAAGGCCGTAGGACGACCTAAAAAGGAAGAGGTGGAGCTACCCCCTATCCCTAGTCGAATTGCAGGTGATATGGCTCGTTTAGGTATTGTAATTGGAGGTCGTAAATGACTATTAATACACAGGCTAAATGGAATGCCTTGCGTGGTTTGTCGTACACAGGTACTCAAGAAGACATGGAGTTGTCCTTCTATCGTGCCAATGGTGCGACAAGTTATTCGTTACGTGACGCTGAAGATCAGTTTTTAACTGGTAGAGGTTAC